CGCACCGCAATCCACATGCTCCTGACCAACCACTTCCATTCGGACAAGCTGGAGGGGTGGGTGCAGCGATTGGTGAACCGAGCCTTGGCGGAACGTGGAGTAAGCGACGTTCTCGTATTCCTGGATAGCCAGACAGAGGGACATGACAGGTATATGCTGGGATGTGCCATCCGAGGTTTGTTGAGCCTTGTGGATGCGAGCTTGCCGAGCCGTAGGCAGTTGGCGGCATGATGTATCCAATCTCAAATCCTGAGGCCATCCGAGCCATTGTCCACGCAGACTTGGCAGAGGAATGCAGGCGGCGGCGCGAGCGAGTGTGGGCGGAAGCGTGGGCTGCTGTCGCTGGCGCATTCAACAGCAAGCCAGCGGATTGCACCCGCTACGCCGACGAATGCCTGCGGGCCTATGATGAACGGTTTCGCGAAGATCCGCGACCCCAGCGCAAGCCAAGCCCTCGACCGCCATCAACATTGCCATGAGAAAGAGCGGAACTAAGTGACCAACTCGTGAGTTCCGCATAAGTTCCCGATGCGGACACGTTTTGTGCTTGACGAATCCGGCGAATTATGGTATGCGTCAGAAACATCGAATTGCGTCTAGCGCAATCGTCGCGAGCTAACGGAATCATAAGGCACTCGCGGCCACTCCCCGCCAGCACTAGCCTCTGAAGCCGACCGAGAAGCGGAAGCACGGCACCCACGCGCAACTGACTGGCGGGGCAAGTTTCCATGAGCAGAATCCGCAAAGCCATTATCGTTCGCCGGAAGGCCAGTCCCATGCAAGAAAACGACCGCCTCGATGAAGTAGCCGAGGCTGGTCGGTTAATGGCCCGTGGCTTCGACAATCTTGCCCGCTCAATCTGTTGCCTCGCTGTAAAGACTGAGGCTCGCAATCCTGGTGAGCAAAGAGAGCTGGCCGCGATCCTGTGGTCAGACGTTGTTTCCGACTTCCGCGATGTTCCGACGACTGAAGAGATGCGGAACTGGCTTGCGGGATTGCTTAAGATCGACCCGCGCACGTTTCCAAAGCGGCCTTACGGGCGGTGATCTGGTGGCGTCCGACCTACCCAGTTCGGACTTACAAACCTTGGACACACAAAGAACCGTTCACGATCAACCCCGAACTGGCCCTGCGCTTTTTCATGCCAGAGCGTTACCCGGAACCAGTGAATGACCGTCATTCGCTCAGCTATGACTAAGCGGATCGTTCTCAAATCCGCCGAACTGGTCGCTGCCTGTCTGCTGATATCCGCTGGCGTTGTCGGGTTTGAGATTGTCACCTGTTGGTGGGCAACCCGTGACCGAAACTGAGTTGCGTAACTTCTCCGATACATTCGCGAAGGGATTGTTATGCCCCGCAAGGTCAAGGCGGTTTCTGGCGATCTGCTGGGAACGGCTGCAAGCGACAGCTTTATCCTTCATGCTAGTGATGGCCCGCAGCTTCACACGATAAGCGGCTTTGATCCCGCCCATGATAAGCTGATCCTGGACTTCGACCACACCTATTCGGACATCATGGAACTGAGCGACATTTACGATGGCGCGGTTCTTCACGACTTCGGCGGTGGACGGGCCGAGTTTCATGCACTGAATGGCGGAACCGAGATCGACGCTTACGGCGTTTCTGGCGAGCTGCACATCTTTCTCGCCGGCCTTAATCCCGACAGCCTGCACGCCTGGAATATCGCCGGTGGCTAGTTATTCGCCCGTCCTCGCTCCCAACGGATACGCGGTTAAGTATCCCGTCTGGAACAACCAGAAGTGGACTAACGACACTGGAGCAACCTTTGCTCCAAACATGGGTTACGCATGGCAGACCCGCGCCAATGGTTGCCGGTTCGAGCTGCATAACACGTCGAATGACAGAAGTTCAGAAGACCCGACCACCAAGCGCCGCGCCGAGATCCACGACAAGGTTCATCTCTGCGACGTAGGCAAAGTCTATTGGGGCGCGTTCTCGTTCAAGGATACCGCGTTCAGCGATCCTGCTGGAATGAAAGCTTTCGCTGCCGGCAGTCACTTTCAGATGCACATGCCCGGTGGCGGTTCACCTGTATGGGCATTGCGCCGCAAGGGTGACGGTAGCTCGACGATTACGACCAACCCAGGCGGCAACAAGACGCGGGCCACGTTCTCGGTCTCGTTCGATGCAGTCCATGATTGCGTCTATCGCCAGATCATTCAGCCAACCAACGGTGAACTGGATGTGTGGATCGATGGCCGCCAGGTTCTCAAGTATCGCGGCGCACTATCGGACAGCAAGTCGGGCAATGGCTACTATCCCTGCTACGGCCCCTACTACGGTAGCGGCATGTCCGGTGTTATCGTGGTTGAGTATGCGAACATTGCACCGCCCAGCCTGAGTGACCTGAGCGCACGGCTTACTGCTGCTCCTGCTTGGTAATGGGACGAGAGTCATATGGCCGCATCCAAGGCCGCAAGGGACAGGCGATCAGGAAGCGCCGGTTAGCCCAATCGCCGCTGTGCGTAGAGTGCCTAAGCCACGGCCTCTACATCGAGGCAACCCAGGTCGATCACATCAAAGCGCTAAGCAATGGTGGCACCGACACGGACGATAACGTTCAGTCACTATGCGCAAAGCACCACGACGCGAAGACTGCTCAAGACTTGGGATACAAGACTAAGCCCACGATAGGGCTGGATGGGTGGCATACCTCATAGGGAGGGGGCCATCGGATCGCTTGGACAAGCCCAGCGGACAGCGCCGCGCAACCACAAAATCAACGTTAATACAGGAATATCCCATGAAGCAGCGGATCGACAGTTCGACCGCAGCGGTCAAAGTCATGGCTTCGGCCCTGACCGAGTTGGAGCCGCCTGAGCATTGCCCGCTACCCGAATCGGCTATGCCGTTCTGGCGAGCAATCACACGCGGGCGCACGCGCGACGAGTGGGAAGCAACGCCGGCCCTTTTGGTGACGGCCTCTAACCTAGCCTGGGTGCAATGGCAGATCGTCCGCTTGCGGCAGTTTATCGACGCGGACGGCGACATTCCCGACGCCAAGGCGACGAAGCGGCTGGACGACCTTCAGCGTTTGGAGATGGCCTACCTTCGGACGCTCCAGCAGCACGGTCGCGGAGCAGAGGGCGAGGCAAGGGACGTAGGGAAGCGTAGAGCGCAGACGGCTGGGATCGTGGCGGACAACCCGCTTGACGATGACTTGCTCGCGAGGCCGACCTTTCAGTGACTCGCGGCGAGCGGGTGGTGGAGTTCATTCACCGCTATCTGGTCGTCCCCGAAGGCTCAAAGGTTGGTCAGCCGATTAAGCTTGCCGACTTCCAGCAGAAGTTCATCAAGGACGTTTACGACAACCCGAACGGGACGCGGCGGGCCTATCTGGCCATCGCCCGGAAGAATGGGAAGTCGGCTCTTATCGCCTGCCTGCTTCTGGCTCACCTAGTCGGGCCTGAGGCAGTTCTAAACTCGCAGCTAGTGTCCGGCGCTCGGTCGCGAGACCAAGCGGCATTGGTGTTCGCTCTGGCCTCGAAGATGGTCGAGCTGTCGCCGGAGCTACGGAAAATTGTTCGCATAGTCCCGTCAGGCAAGCGCCTGATCGGCCTGCCGATGAATACTGAATACAAGGCGCTAGCCGCCGAAGGAACCACGGCCCACGGCCTTAGCCCCGTCCTCGCCATTCTGGACGAGGTAGGACAGGTCAAAGGCCAGCAAGACGATTTCATTGACGCGATTACCACGGCGCAGGGCGCGCACGACAAGCCGCTTCTGATTGCCATTTCGACGCAGGCTCCGACCGACGCGGACTTGTTCTCGATCTGGCTGGACGATGCCGAGCGGTCGGAAGATCCCAGCATTGTTTCTCACGTTTACACCGCTCCTGAAGATTGCGAGCTGACCGACGAGGCCGCGTGGAAGGCCGCCAACCCTGCTCTTGGCCTATTCCGGTCAAGGCGGGACGTGGAAGAGCAGGCAGCGCAGGCGGTTAGAATGCCGTCCGCTGAAAACACGTTCCGCGTTTTAACGCTTAATCAGCGCGTCAACATGGTTGCGGCTTTTGTGTCTCCGGGCGTGTGGAAGGCCGGAAACGGTGCGCCCGGAGAGTTCGACGGAGCAGTGTATGGCGGTCTCGACCTTTCGGCCACGACCGACCTTACAGCGCTGGTTCTCACATGTCGTAAAGACGACTTGGTTCACGTTAGACCGTTCTTCTGGATGCCCGTCGAAAGCGTTGCCGAGGCGTCGCGTAGAGACAAAGCGCCTTACGATGTCTGGGTTCGCGATGGCCTCCTTCGCACGACCCCCGGTAAGGTTATTGATTACGACTTCGTTGCCCGTGATATCGGTGAGATTTGCGCGGGACTCTCGATCGCCAAGATAGGTTTCGACCGCTGGCGGATGGATCGAATGCAACTGGCTTTAGACCGGCAAGGCGTAAGCCTTCCGCTGGAGCCGTTCGGACAGGGTTACATGAGCATGTCGCCGGCGCTCGATGCGCTGGAAGCTGACTTGCTGAAAGAGTGCGTTCTTCATGGCGGACACCCGGTTCTGGCGATGTGCGCGGCAAACGCGGTGGCGGTCTCTGATCCTGCCGGAAACCGCAAGCTCGATAAACATAAGGCGACTGGCCGCATCGACGGCTTGGTTGCTCTGGCAATGGCTGAAGGGGTGGAAGCAATGATGCAGGAAGCCATCCCGGTCAGCCCCTGGGACGATCCCGATTTTAGCTTGGTGAGCGCTTAATGGCCTGGTCGCTCCGCAAAGCCTTGGGCATCGAACAGCGCATCATCCAAGAGATTCCGGGGATTGAGCGGCCTAACGCTGACCTAATCCAGATCGCGGGTCTCGGCGACATCAAACTGCCGTCTGTTACCCTTGAGGCCGCGCTTCGCGTTCCTGCTGTATGGGCTGCGGTTAACTTCCTTTCCCGCACGCTCGCGGCGCTGCCCAAGCACGCCTATCGCAAGGCGGACGATGGTGGCGAAAGGATTATCGGCGGCCTTGAGACCCTGATCCACGAAGCGCCTAACCCAGAATGGACGGCGTTCAAACTCTGGCAGCATTTCTGGCAACAGGTGTTCACCGGAGGGCGCGGCCTCGTCTATATCGAGCGATCGGGCAGCAACATTGTAGCTCTATGGCCGATGGACCCGCGCCGGGTGAAGATGAGGCGCACCCCGACCGGTGTTACGACCTACGAACTCGGCGGGAAAACATACCAAGCATCCGATGTTATCGACGTTCCCTTCATGCTTCGCGCTGACGGCCTGTGCCACTACGGCCCGATAACGCAGGGCGAGCGAGCCATTCAGTTGGCCCTGGCAATGAACGACTACGGCTCCAGCTTCTTTGCTGGTGGCGGTGTTCCCCCGCTTTCGCTCGAAGGCCCGTTACCGACTGGCCCTGACGGCATGAAGCGCATGACCGCCGATGTTAACCGCGTGATCGACGCCGCCAAGCAAGAGCGCCGCCCAATCTTCGCGATGCCATCGGGCTACCAGTTGAAGCCGGTCGGTTTCGATCCCGCTAAGGGTCAGATGACCGATGCGCGCCGTTTCCAGGTCGAAGAAATCGCCCGCGTCTATCAGATCCCGCCGGCCTTCCTGCAAGACCTGACCAACGGCACGTTTAGCAACACGGAACAGCAAGACTTGTTCTTCGTGAAGCACTTGGTCGGTCAGTGGGTTGAGGCGCTGGATCAGGAAATG